TGTTTTCTTGATGTCAAAAGAAAGAGGAAGTGTCAAAGTATACCATTATCTTTTGATTATGATATTGCTGAAATTGATGTTGCAGGCTTAGATCGCACAACTAGTGCATTGCAGAAGGAAGTAGTTGTCAAAGAAATGATCGTCAAACGTAGCAAACCAAAAGTTGAATCGAATGTTATCAACGAAGAACGTGTTGAAGACGAAATCAATTTATGTCTTATTGATGCTTTCGTTGCTGGAATGAATATTAACGGAAAGAATCTCACTACACACGGTGTCCGTACCAATGTTGGCCGTTATTTACTTGACGGTGAAAAGAAATTTGGTGTATATAATAGTCATTTCACAAAAGCTGAAGCACGTGCTTATCTATTCGATGGTAAGTATAATGAAGGTTTTATCAATCATGTACCACATTTACTTTCATTAATGTATGCTGCTAATTTTAATATCTATAATGAAAGTTCTAAGACAACAACTACTACTGGCGAAATGCCAATGTTCACACTGATATTGAAAGACAAGCACTTCACACTGCAAGGATATCAAGGCGGCATTGGTTCACGTCGTGTTCGAGATAAGTACCAAGAGATAATTGATTTTCTTAAGAGTAAACATTGGGATGATGCGTTGGATATCTCTGCTGCACCTGGCATGCTCGTCTCGATTTGGGAAGAGAATTTTGGTAAGAAGATCGCTGGTTGTGTGTACACCGGTGTCGAAGATGGTAGCAGTTTTCTCTCTACTGAATGTGTTACATCTTTTTCTGAAGTGTATAAATATGCTAGTTTGAATGATCTCAATACATACCATAAGAACATCATTTGCGACGCTGCTAGTAGAAATTCTGAGACGTTTTACTATGAATTAACCCAATATTTTATGAGGAGCAACTGTGATAATGCTATAATTAAATTATTTCCACCTGCACGAGAAATTGTTGAAAAATTGTCTCCTATTTATGATTTTGAGTATGTGCGCATGAATTTTAGTTCGCATATTAGCTCGGAAGTTTATTTGTATATTTCTAAGAAGACAAATCAACCAATACCACAATTTCCAATTTACGGTTTGCAGGAGATTGACATCAATGTTAGCGCAAAAGAAATTGGAGCATATATCACAGATCTGATTAAAAGTGATATTCCAATGATTAGGAAATTGGCAAAGAAGATCACAAGTATGCCCATAATTGACACCAATGTTCGTATGAATGCATTGTTTGGTTACGCAGGCACAGGTAAATCTGTCGCAATGGTTGAACACGCCGGAAAAACCGCATACTACGGTGTTCCAACTAAGGTTTTGGCTTTTGAATATCAAGCCAATAAAGTTCCACATGTTTTTACTCAGCATAAATTGTTGCTTAATGATGAAAGGAAAGACACAATAGTCTTTGATGAGGCTACTCAAATGCCATTGGCTTATTTTGCGTTGTTGAGGATTATGAATCCAACTGCGCGAATATTTGTTATTGGTGATATTTTCCAAATTTCATTCATCGATTTTAGCAAAAGTTTTCCGCTCGGAGTCAATAAAACCTTCAAGGATTTACATGTTATTAATACCATGCGTGTCTCGCACCGTTGTCCACAGGACGTTGTAGCAATGTTGAATGCAAAATTTAATATTGATATGGTTACCACATCACAAGTAGTTAAGAGCATATTTTATACCGACAGGATGTATCCTGAATTTAAGGATTACCAGGTTTTAAGTATGAATAGTTCGACTGCTGCTAAATGGGAGACAGATGGTTTCAGATCTACCACTGTGCACAAATCCGAAGGAGCCACCTATGATAATGTTTTATTTTGCGTTGATGATCTCGCAGTTTCATCAGGTATGATGGATCAAATGCAGCATATATATGTCGGTGCAAGCCGACATCGGAAACAGTTTGTCATCACTGGTTTCCGTGAAGCTGTTGAACAAACATTCTGTATTGGTGGACATATGTTGGAGAATTATGCTGACTTTGCTGGGAATATGTTGCATGATGAAGTAATTCAACCTTTTGCTAATAAAAAGTATAAGGATATCGTAGTTGACAAAGAAGATACTGATATTGATAAATTCGGTGTCAATACGAACATGGTCGTTTCACGTTTACGTGAGTTACTTCCTGTTGTCAATGAGAGTTTTCCTTTTGTAACTCGTTTTGTGCCATTAACGTTGCCACCCGTCGAACAAGGTAACATGCGTGTTAAGATCGATGCATTAACTACTGTTGATGAACGTTGTGTGTCACATGTCATCGATAAAGAGTTTGAAGTTTTAAGGCAAGCACAAAGTCGTTCTAAACGTGAAGCGATTGAAACCATGTTGGCACGTTATGCACAGAAGACCAAGACACATAATAGAAGAGAACGTTTATTTCTATCAAACAAACTAATCGAATCACTTGCTATTTTAATGACCGGCAAGAAAAATGTAACTAAACTAAAGCGTATCATCGCTGATTACGTTACTGAAGATAAGTTGTTGTACCATTATAAAGAATATCTTATTTCATTACAGAAGAAAATCAAAGTCAACTCAAAAAGTATGATAACTGTAGAGGAAATTGAGAGTGAATTAACACTAGATGGTAACACTATAAAATTTTTCAATAAGAAGCAAGGAAAATTTGATCCGAAAATTGGTTTTGATATGAAATTGAAAGCTGGTCAAGGCGTCATGGCATGGGAAAAGAAACTTAATTGCGTGTATGCTGCTTACTCACGTTGTCTTGTTGATATGTTAATCGATCTCATGCCTGATAATGTGATTCTTGCCACCGGTGAATCTGATGCAGTCTTGGGAGAACGTTTAGCAAAACTCGAAGAAAGGACCACCAAAGACACCAAACACTTCAAGGCCGATGCAACACAATGGGATGCTAGTTATAATGATGTTATGATCGATTTTGATTGTGAACTTTTTAAGATGATGGGCATGAACGATCAAATGTTAAATCTTTACAGAAGACTGCGTGTTGAATGGCGTGCTAATGGACCTGATTTTTGTTTCTTCGGGCTTTTTATGCAACATTCTGGACAACCTTTTACATTCTCTTTAAATTCACTTTTAAATATGTTAATTATCAGAACTGCTTATTGTTTTGAAAACGTATCGTATATGGTTTTTAA